ATATTTATATACGTATATAACTAGGACACGAAATCATGGCTGATGAAGTAAAAATTGTTGACGTTGCTGGAGGACCAGCATCAGAAGCTACATTACAACTATTGATAAAAGCAATAGAAAAGATGGGCGGCGGTGCTGCCGGTGGCGGTAAGGGTAGTAAAGCGGGTGAAAAAGCGAACAAGTTATTTACTGATTCAACTAATAGGGGCACAAAAGCAAATAAGAAAAACACAGGTGCTGTTAATACTGGTACTAAAGCTGTAAAAGGATTTGCTTCGACACTAGGCTCTGCAGCAGGTGGGTTAGTTGGAGTGTTTGCTTCAGCAACTGCATCTCTTGTAAACATGGGGATGGTTTTTACAACTGGTGCAAATACTATTGGAGATTTTGTAAGTACAGTTCCAATAATAGGCGGAGTACTAGGCTCAGTATCAAAATACTTCCAAGATGGTACAGACACATTTAGACAACTATCATCACAGGGTGCAGCTTTTGGTAATAACATACAAGATCTAAGAATAGCAGCGGCAAGTGCAGCAATGCCACTAGATATGTTTGCAAATATGGTTCAACAAAACTCAACTACATTAACTTTGTTAGGCGGAACAATTAGTGAAGGTGCCAAACGTATGGGACTGTTGACAAAAGAAATGCGTGGAGCGGGCTTTTTAGAAATGGGTATGACTATGGAAGAGCTTAATGAGTTTACATTGGGCTACATAGCAATAACAGCTAGAAGAGGAAGACTAGAAGCAGCAGGATCCAAAGCGGAAAGTGAAGGAGTAAAAGCATACATAACACAACTTGATAAACTATCAAAGTTAACAGGTATGAGTCGAAAAGAAATGGAACAAACAATGGCTCGTCAGGCACAAGAAGCAAATGTTAATGCAATGTTATCAAAACTTGAAGGAAAGGCAAAAGAAAACTTTACGACGAATCTTGCACAAGCAGCTGAATTAGGACCTGAACTTGAAGGTGCATTTAAAGATCTAGCAGATGGTGTTGCACAAACAGATATTGGTGAAACTTTAGCCGCACTAAGTCCAGAATTTAAAAAACTAGCAGAAGATTCTGCTGCAGGTAGAGTTACATCAGCTGAATTCCAAGACAGATTAAAGAAAATTGCGCCTAACTTAGAAAAGTTTAGAGATGATATGGGTGGCGCTGGATCTAGTGCATTAATGGGGCAAGCAGGCTTTGGTGAATTATTAAGTTCATTATATAAACTAACAGAATACACTAACAAAGCAATCGATCCTAAGAAACTATTAGAAGAACAAGCCCGCAGAGACAAAATTACTAAAGGCTTTGCAACGTTTGAACAAACAATTCAAACAGTAAAAGATAAATTCCAATTAGCACTTATTGAAAGCGGAGTACTTGATGCACTTGCTACTGGTCTTACTGAAATAGCAAGTGTATTTGGAGTAGCAGGTGAAGAAGCTGCTGCAGGTGCTGAAAAAGCATCTAAAGATAGTACACTTACACTAGCAATGAAACAGTTTGCTATAAAGATTACAGAAATAACTGAAACAATAAAAACATTTATAAAAGATGTAGCAAATCCAGAAGTTAGTATTAGTCAAGCAATAAAAAACATGTTTAAAAGCAAAGACGGTGAAGAAGGAGAAGGAATAGACATTGGTGGAATGTTAGGTGGAGCGATTGCTAAAGCCTGGGAAATGGTTGATCTTAATATACCATGGGGCGCACTATTTGTTGGCGGATTAGCAGGAATAGGAGCTGCAATAGCGGCACCAGTACTTGCAGTACCTGCAGGTATAGCGGTCGCAATAACAGCATTCTTTGGAGCACAAGCACTTAAGAATTTAGTATCAGGAGCATGGGATCTATTAGTTGCAGGTTTTACTTTTGGAGCAGATGTTTTAAGTTCTCTAACATCTGGCATAGGCGGGTTGTTTACTAGCGCCTGGGAAAAAGTTAAAGGATGGTTATCCTTTGGTCCAGATAATACATTTAGTATAAGTGCCCTTGGAACTACGGCATGGGCAACTGTTACAGGATGGTTTGGGTTAACCGGATTAGACTTTAGCATCTCTGCATTAGGAACATTAGCATGGGAAGCAGTAAAGACTTGGTTTAGCTTTGGCACTGAAGTAGCGTATAGTATAGGATCATTAGCACTTACAGCATGGAATACTGTTACAGGTTGGTTTGGCTTTGGCAAAGGCGAAGCAGCGTATAGTATAGGAACATTAGCAACTTCGGCCTGGACAACTGTTACAGGGTGGTTTGACTTTGGAGGCATGGAAATGCCTAGTATAAAAAGTATGTTCCAGACAGTTATTGACAAAGTTAAAGGCTTCTTTACCTTTGACTTTAAAATGCCTAACTTCAAATCGTTTTTACCAAAATGGATGGGCGGTGAAGGCAAAACTTTATCAGACGCAGGTGATGCTGCAGGTACAGGCGTAACAACACAAATGGCTGTAGCACAAGCACCAAGTGTAAGCATGCCTACAGAAACAGGATCAGCACTTAGTAACTTAGCAACAGTGAGTTATGCTACTTTAAATGCAGAATTAATGAATTTAAAAAGCAACATGGATAATATTGGTAAAATTGATGGCTTCAAAACTACCATTGCTGGCCTAAAAGAGCTTGACACATCAGGTGTTTCCAAGTATAATGATAGTATAAAAGATTTAAATGATACCTTTATAGATCTAAACAAAACATTGTCAGAAGATAATAAAGGACTATTTGGAGGCGGCACAGGAATTGCATCAGCAGACGTTGTTAAGCAAGGTGGTTCAGGTTTAGGCGGAAATAACGTAAATCAGTTAAATACAACTATGCAAGCGGTATTAACTGAACTAATAGCTATTAATACTAATACTGGTACTAAGATGCCTAATGCAATACGTGAATCAAGTAGTGTACACGGATAAACAAGGATAAGAGATGAGTTGGAAGAAACACTTTACACCAGTAAAAACTGGTAACAACGTAGAAGGAAGTTACAGTCCTTTCAGCGGCCGAGGCGGTAGCATGAATGCAGGACCTGCAAAAACTAACTACAGTTCTTACTTGCCTGATGTATATGTAGGTTCGCCAAACAGAGTTGAACGTTACGGTCAATACAACACAATGGATAACGATAGTGAAGTAAATGCTGCACTAGATATTCTTGCTGAATTTTGTACACAACAAAACACACAAAACAAAACTCCGTTTTTACTAGATCTTAAATCAAAAGCAACAAATAGCGAAATTACTATTATTGGTCAGTACTTACAGCAATGGAGTAAACTACAAAACTTTGAAACTAGAATGTTCCGTATTTTACGTAATACATTTAAGTACGGTGATGCGTTCTTTGTTAGAGATCCAGAAACTAAGAAGTTGTTTCATGTTGATCCTGGTAAATTAACAAAAATTATTGTTAATGAAAGCGAAGGTAAAACTCCCGAACAGTATATAATTAAAGATTTTAATTTAAACTTTGGAGAAATGGTTGCAACTACACCATTTCAAACTAACGGTCATTCAACAGGCGGCGGAGACGGATATTTAACAGGCGGCGCCAGAGGAATGGTTGGCAATGTTAATACACAAAACGCTGCTGGCGGACGTTTTCAAAATGCAGATAATGAAATAGCTGTTGATGCACAACATATGATACATTTAAGCCTATCAGAAGGCTTAGATATGAATTACCCCTTTGGTAATAGCTTACTTGAGACTGTATTTAAAGTTTACAAACAAAAAGAATTACTCGAAGATGCAATTATTATCTATCGTGTACAACGAGCTCCAGAACGAAGAGTATTTTATGTTGATGTAGGTAATATGCCAAGTCACTTAGCAATGCAATTTGTTGAAAGAGTAAAAACAGAAATACATCAAAGACGTATTCCATCACAAACAGGTGGCGGCGCTAATGTTATTGATAGTGCATACAATCCATTATCAATAAATGAAGATTATTTCTTCCCCCAAACAGCAGAAGGGCGTGGCTCAAAAGTTGAAACACTACCCGGCGGCACTAACTTAGGCGAAATTGATGACCTTAGATATTTTACTAATAAGCTCGTACGTGGTTTACGAATCCCTAGTAGCTACTTACCTACCGGGGCTGACGATGCAAGTAGCCAGTATAATGACGGAAGAGTCGGAACAGCATATATTCAAGAACTAAGATTTAATACATATTGCGAAAGATTGCAAAATTTATTAATTGAACAGTTTAATCAAGAATTTAAACGATACATTCTTGAAAAAGGTGTAAACATTGACACAGCAATGTTTGATTTAAGATTCCAACCACCACAGAACTTTGCTAGTTATAGACAAAGTGAAATTGACAACGCTCGTGTACCAACATATACACAAATGAGTCAAATACCATACATATCCAATCGTTTTGCAATGAAACGTTTCTTAGGCATGACAGATGAAGAACTTGCTGAGAACGAAAGATTGTGGAGAGAAGAGAATGACGAAACACTAACACCTCCCCCAGGTGATGTAAGTGGAGAATTGAGAGGAGCCGGAATAAGTTCAGCAGGAATTGATGCAGATTTAGGTGGGATTGAAGATGAAGCCACAGATGATATGCAACCTGACATTGGCGCAGACGCTACAGCACCTGAAACACAAACAGATGCTATGGATGCAGGCACAACTACTGACCAAACGGTATAAATAACATTATGATACTACGTGAACTATTTTATTTTGATAAACAAACATTAGAACCGGTAGAGGATAACTCCTATGACCCAGATCTTGACGACACACCAGTAAAGAAAAGTGATACACGTAAAACACGACTCACACTAGCTCAAATTAATCGCGTCCGCAAAGCAGCTGACATACATACTAAAGAAACAGCCAAAGAGCTTGACTTTATTAAACAAATGTATGGAATACCAGCCGCTGAAGCCGGTATGTGATGAATGACGAAACTAGATAAGAGTCTATATACAAAAGCTCAATGGCGTAAACTTAAAGAAGCCAAACGCCAAGAGAAACTTCAACAACACTCCCCTGTAACACCTTCAGTTAGTGATCTATTGTTAGATTACGATACTAATACAGCATTTGTATTAGGCAACGGTATAAGTAGAGCACCAATTGATCCAGAAGAACTAAAAAAGCTAGGTAAAGTTTACGGATGTAATGCATTGTATCGTACATTCCAACCAGATCATTTAGTTGCTGTTGATGTTAAGATGATTTTAGAAATTAATAAATCAAAGTATCAGCATAAGGCTCCTGTATGGACCAACCCAAATAAATCTTATGAGAAAATGACTGGTCTAAATTTTTTCTCGCCTAGTAAAGGTTGGAGTAGCGGTCCTACAGCATTATGGTTAGCAAGTCAAAACGGATTTAAGAACATATATATCCTAGGCTTTGATTTTCAGGGCATAGACAACGCAAAATTTAACAATTTGTACGCAGATACAATGAATTATAAAAAATCCACCGAAGGTCCTACGTTCTTTGGTAATTGGATGCGTCAAACTAGATCAGTATTCAAAGACCATACTGATATTAACTATCATAGAATAGTAAATGATAAAAGTTATCTTCCTAAAGACTTAACTGGACATCCTAACTTCCAAAATTTACACATAGACAAGTTCAAACAGCAGTTTAATCTTTAATATGGCAAATACAGCATTTGTTATTGGCAACGGAGTGAGTAGAAAGGGCATTGATCTTAATCTACTTAATAAACACGGCACAGTGTATGCATGTAACGCTATATATAGAGATTATGATCCTGATTACTTAGTTGCTGTTGATCCTAAGATGATTTTTGAGATAAACGATTCGGGTTATCAAAATAAGCTAAATAATGTATGGACGAACAGTAATAAACGGTTCGAAGAACTAACAGGCTTTAACTATTTTGAAAAGTCGTTGGGATGGAGTAGTGGTCCTACAGCATTGCATTTAGCAAGCGAACATGATCATGATGTCATTTATATATTAGGGTTCGACTACATGGGTGTAGACTCAGGCAAACGCTATAATAATGTGTATGCTAATACTAAGAACTATATGAAAGAAGATAACTCGGCAATTTATTACCATAACTGGCTGAGGCAGACAGAAGATATTTTTAGAAAATACCCGCGAATAAGGTACTGTAGAATAATAAGACCAGATAATTTACAAACAACGAAACTAAATAGTTTTGTCAATTATACTACAATGCTTGTTGACGATTTCCACTTAAAATTGGAAATCTAACCTCACTTATTCCAAAAGAGCTCGTTTGAGCCTCTTTTAGCACCATTTTTTAACTATATAGTAAATACTAGTGACAGCCTTACCATAGGTAAACAATTTATAGGAGAATAAAAATGGCAGATCAAAATAAGTTTGAAAGTATGCTAGAAAAGCTCGTCAACGAAGACAGAGCTGGAGCAGAAGAATTATTTCACGAGATTGTAGTAGAGAAATCAAGAAACATCTACGAATCATTATTAGAAGACGACTTGTCAGAAGTTGAAGAAACATCTGATGAAGTTGAAGAATCAGCAGAAGACGAAGAAGAAGCAGTTGATGAAGCTACTGACGAAGAAGTAGACGAAGACGAATCAGAAGACGTTAAAGAAGACTTTGACTTAGACGAGTTTGAAGTTGAAGCTGACCCAATGTCAATGGAAGCAGATCCTGCAGACGACATGATGGGCGATATCGAAGCTGGCATGGATGACAGCGAAGATGGCGAAGGCTTAGACGGCGAAGAAGAAGAAGAGCTTGAAGACCGTGTTGTTGATTTAGAAGATGCATTAGACGATCTTAAATCAGAATTTGAAAAAATGATTGCTGGCGACGAAGACGAAGCTGGTGATGAAGAAGAATCCGACGACGAAGAAGATGTCGACGGTGACGAAGATGATTCAGAAGAAGAATCATTTAACTTTGAAGCTACTGAAGAAGAAGATGAAGCTACTGACGAAGCTGCAGACGAAGATAAATCCGAAGCAGAACAAATGCGTGAGTATGTTGAAAAAGTAGCACCTAAAATGGGCGACAACGGTGCAAACACCAAGTCAGCTATTGCAGGCGCAAACGACATGGGCGGAGAAGCTGGAAACATTGCACAAGGCGGTGAAGAAAGTGGACGCACAGCAGATTCAGCAAAAGAAGAAAACGCAGGGAACGTTAACGTACCAGGCGCAAAAGCTTCTAAATCTTTAAAAGGTGCTCCAAAAGGCCACGGCGCAGAGAAGAAAAGCGCAGGCGAAACTGCAGACAACAAAACATCCGTTGTCGGTAAGTAAGTAAAGGACTACTAGATGAATCACTTACGAGAGACATTGACATTTGACCAAGCTAATATGGTTATTGAGTCTGCTAACGAGGGAAAAGACTTATACCTTAAGGGTATTTGTATACAAGGTGGGGTGCGTAATGCTAACCAGCGTGTATATCCTGTAAAAGAAATTGGCAGGGCTGTCAAAACTCTCAATGATCAAATACAAGGAGGATACAGTGTTCTCGGAGAAGTTGATCATCCAGAAGGACTTAATATTAACCTAGACCGTGTATCACATATGATTGAATCAACATGGATGGATGGCGCTAATGGTTATGGAAAGATGAAAATTTTACCAACCCCAATGGGACAACTAGTTCGCACTATGTTAGAAGCAGGTGTTAAACTAGGTGTTTCATCTAGGGGCTCTGGTAACGTATCAGAAGACGGGTCCGGAGAAGTATCGGACTTCGAAATTATTACAGTGGACGTTGTGGCTCAGCCCAGCGCCCCAGGTGCATATCCTACACCAATCTACGAGCATTTAATGAATGCACGTGGAGGCATGGCAGCATATGAACTAGCACAGGCAACTAGACAAGACCCTAAGGCACAGAAATACTTAAAAGAATCGCTGATTAATATAATCAGTCGACTCCAATAAAAGGAGATTATTATGTTGGATGCATTAAAAACACTTTTTGAAAACGATGTAGTTTCAGAAGATGTGCGTCAGCAAATTCAAGAAGCATGGGACCAGAGGGTGATAGAAAATCGCCAGTTGGTAACAGCTGAACTTCGTGAAGAGTTTGCACAGAAATATGAACACGATAAGTCAACTATGGTTGAAGCTATCGATTCATTAGTAAGTGAAAAACTAGCAGAAGAGATTTCAGAGTTTACAGAAGACCGTAAACAACTAGCAGAAGCAAAAGCAAAATATGCAGTAGCTATGCGTGAAAACGCAGGACTATTGAGAGAATTTGTTGTTGATCAGCTAGGCAAAGAAGTTTCCGAGTTACATGAAGACCAAAAAGCTATGGCTGAAAACTTTAGCAAATTGGAAGAATTTGTCGTCGAACAACTTGCAAAAGAAATTGCTGAGTTTGCAGAAGATAAACAAGATTTAGCCG